TGCCGACCGAACTAAAGTTGACCCAGGCGTTGGTTCCGTCGTTGTAGAGTGCATTCACGAGGTTCGTGGACCCGTCGATTGTGACATTTCCCCGGCCTCCGGTAGTCAGCCCAAAACCGGACAGGTAGAGACTTTCGCCACCATCGCAAACGATGGACCATTCCACATACCCATCCTCATCGCCAATGTTGTGCGCAGCGACCCCGGTGATTGGCATCCACGATGATACAAGTCTGCCCCACGACCCATTCCATGTGATGTTTGTGTCGAGCGGGTCCGGCTGATACCAACGAATAGGTTCGATAATGTGACACCCCCATATCCCGTAGTAGTCTTTCCCAGGCGTGGCCGAGCGATACAAGTCCCATTTGACCCAGGTTTCATCCTCCATATTCTGCCAGATAGTCAACTCGTTGGCTTCGTCGGATGAAATGGTGAGAAACTCGCTGGCGCCCAACCGTGATGCATCCAGCGCGGAGATCCACGTCGAGATATTCGTCCCAGCCCTGTACGGCCAGTAATTTGCGCGGTAGAGTCCAAGCTCGCGCTGTGCTGTGGGCAGAGAGGTTGTCGCCACCCACGGTGCAGTAATCCCCAGCAAAGTACGGGCCGTCGCTGGGTCCCCAGTCGTCATCCAGCCTGCGGTGTTCGTCGCTGCGGCTGAGAGCCCGAGCCGAGCGCGCCAGTCGCCTGGATTCGTCGTCACGTCGTTGGTGAGCGTGGTGTAGTTCAGGATGGTGCCGGCTGATGGAGAAGATACCAGCAAAGGATCGCCGTCCGTTCCGCTCACTAGTTTAACTCCTCCTGAGCTTCCTGCTGAGATTACATAGTCATTAGCTCCATACTTCAGGCGTAGGCCAGCATCGCCAAGCGCATCATCGACGTTCAGTGACGCTTCCGATGAGTGATTGCCTGGATATAGCGGAACGCTATTTGTGGTCCACTCCTTCACACCAATGAGCGCGCGCGCCGTCGCAGGGTCCGCAGTCGTCAACCAGCCGGCGGTGTTCGTCGCGGCGGCGGAGAGACCGAGCCGAGCGCGCCAGTCGCCTGGATTCGTCGTCACGTCGTTGGTGAGCGTGGTGTAGTTCAAAACGGTGCCTGGGCCTGGTGTAGTGACAAGCGTGGGCGTCGTGCCCTCCGAGTCGGTCAGCTCCATCGCCCCGCTTGACGTGTCGATTGAGAATAGCCCGATATTCGTGGCCCCGTATCCGAATCGGAGCCCGATTTTGGTTGTGTCTCCGACGGCGGTGTCGAATCGAATCCAGCCGTAGTCATTCTGTAACCCGAAATTGAGGTTGGTCACCCATTCGCCCAAGCCCAACGTCGAGCGCCAGCCGGCCGCAGTGGTGTTTGTGGTCTGCTCTCCTATAGCGAGCGCACCGCGGGCGGCGCTCGCGCTTGCGACCGCAAACAGGTTTGTTGCGGCCCAATCGCCGGCGGCCTTGATGCCGGAGTCAACCCAGTTGCTCGATGCGCTGAGCCGGAAGATCGTGCCGGTATCGAGACAGTGCACGAGCATCCCGACTTTCATCCGATCTGCCGGAATTGCGTCGCGCGCGGTCGCGTCGGCGACGCTGCGGAAGCCGCCCTGGCCGTACTCCTCGGTATGCGACGCATATGTGTCGAGCGCTGATGCCGGCGCCACGGGCGCGAGCAGAGGGGTCGTCCCCTCGATGTATTGCGCGAAGGCTGAGACGCTGACCGACATGGCCAGGAGCAGCAGGAGTGATCGGATGGTCTTCATGGGCTTGGTCCTTACTCGACGGTCATAATCCATCCCGCACTCGTCGAGTTGTACGTGCGGAATACGCGGTAGTTGACACCGTCGACCTCGACGATCATGCAGTATAGCGTGCCGAATGCGGTGTCATAGGGTGACGACATCTTGAGCGAGACATCGAGCGATCCGATCTTGAGCGACGTGGGTGTGTCCCAGCTCGCAGGAGTCGCAAAATATGAATAGCCGGCGTCGGTGGTGTAGGTGTAAGAGCCCGCGGCGCTGGCGGAGTTGGTGCTGCTCAGGCCCATGATGCCGGCGCTGTCGAGTGTCGCAGACGCGCTCTTGCCCCAGTACACAGCAGAAAGCGGGACGTAGGTGTATGTGCCGGTCCTGATGCCGCTGTCGGTGTAGTCTTCGAGGATGCCGATGGCCTTGACGGTGGTCGTGTTGGTGAGTGTGATCGCGCTCGAATAGAGCACGTCATTGGTGTCAGGCGTCGATCCGTCGATGGTGTAATAGATCGACGCGCCAACCGTGGCGCAACTCATCGATAGGCTGAGCGTGGTGGCGAACGTGGTGCCTGTGACTGGAGAGAAAGTGGGTGTTGCGACGGTCAGGATCGGATCGGCATCTCGGATGGCCAGCCAGGAGTCACCGTCCCACATCCAGATTGCGCCGCTCGCTGAATTGATGTGGATCAGCTCGGAGCCGACACGGCCCGCCCCCGGATCGGATGCCGCGGAGACAAACGTGGCGGTGTTCGTCGCTGCGGCGGAGAGGCCGATCACGCCACGCAGGCCCGCCACGTTGGTCGTCCCAGTCCCGCCACGCTCGATCGCAAGCACGCCGGTTTCCCCGCCACCCAGCACGGTCCAAATCGAGTTCGAGTTTGCCGAGAAGAAGTTCGTGGGCCACAGAAGCGATCCATTCGAGCTGTTCGCCGTGACCGTTTTCGGAGTGGCGTCAGCGGCAAATACGCTGAACACAAGCCACAGAATCGACAGAGTGAAAAGAAAGAAAGTTTTCATGGAGCTTGTCACGTTATGATCAAACCTATTTCGTCTCCCGCACCATAGCAAGTCAATTTCCGGTATCGGTCCTCGTCATGGCTCCAAAGCATGAGCCCGTTCGAGTACAGCCCGTTGGGAGGTTCGTCCGTTCCAGTCGTGTCGAACGTCAACCCGATCTCCGTCCCTTCACCGCTCAATGTGATCTGGTGATAATACGCAGTGCTTGGGTTGTACAGGTACAACGACTCAAAGTGATTTGCCGGGTCTGCCAGAGGAGGAGACGAAGTGCCGTCCGGGTCAATGACGATGCCGCGCTCGATCCCGTCGCCCTCGATCTTGATGTAATGCCACAGACCGGAATCCGTGTTGTGCAAGTACACCAACCGGAACAACGAAGCGATCACGGCATCTGGCGTCACTACGTCGGCCAGTTCGTATGCCCCATCTTCCGGCAGCACGATCCGAAACGGTTTGCCGCCTTTGACCTGGACCCAGTATTCGCCGATGACCAAACTTGTGCTGAGCGCCCCGTCTTTATCGCACTCCACGTCGACCGGATTGTGGTCGATCACGGCAGTGCCGCGCACCTGAGGCTGGTTGCGAAGCGTGAACCGGACGTGCTTCGTATATGCCGTCCCATCCGCTGCCGTGATTGTGCCTGTGAGCGTCGCCATGTCAGTTCCTAAGACTCCGCAGAAATCGCCTCATGCCGTTGCGGAACGAATCGACGAACCATTTCCGTTGCCTCGGTATCGCCGTCGGCCAAGGCTTCTGGTTCACAGATTCTTTGAGCCGGTAGTAGAACACCGCTTTCTTGCTGTCGTCTTTGCCGCACAGGAACAGCCGCCCGTCTTTCATCCGAATCACGAACAACTTTCCAGCGATGGATTCCAACTCAGCCGCACGCCGCGCATACGCCTCCGGGTGGATCGGGATTGTCAGGAAAGGGACGTTCTTCGCCGCGATCACGCCGCCGTAAATCTTCTGGTTGATCCGCTTGTCCGTTATCCTGATCTCGACCGAGTCCCCGCCAACGATCGGTCCGCGAATCGAGTCCGCGATTTGGTTCCAGAAATGCGTGCGCCGCGTCCCGCTTCCCTCTTGGACGAACCGATTCGGCTCGCTCTGGTCCGTCAAGTGATACCAGTCGACCAAGTCGTCAACCACACGTTGCCCGCCCGCCCGCATCGCCTCGCGCAATTGATCGGCAGTCGGCATCGAGCGCCTGATGTCCGCGCCTACGCTGCTGATTTGGACTGACACCAGTTGGCTCATCCGGCCCTCCGCAACACGCCGTCGCTGCCAAGCCTGAAACCCGGCAGGTTCCTCGCCACCGCCGCAGCGAGCGTTCGCCCCATCCGCTTCGTTGCCGCCGTCTTCATGCCTTCTGTCAGCTTGCGCGGCTTGACCCGCTTCGCAGCATTCGCAGACACGCCCAACCGTTGCGCCTCGCTCCGATGAACCATCCGAGTCCACATGCCGGAGTTGAAATCGAAAATCGGGTAGGGATGATTGAATGCGCTGATCTTCGTCCAAACGTCTGAATCGAACGGTGCCACGAACCTACCGCGCCGCAACCGCCCGCCAGCTTGCCGCCACCGCAACGGCCAATTGCGCGGCTCCATCCTCTGCTCTGCCCGGTACATCTCCACCGCAGGCCACGTCTTCAACCGCTCTGATTGCCACATGTGCCGCCCGTAGCCTTCTGCGAGCTTGCTGTTCGTGTCCACTATGACGTGGAGCCTCGCGTCGCTCGACAAGTCCTTGATCGTCCCTTCCTCGCCGGGTTCTGGTTCGTACCCCGTCCGGTCGAGCCAATCTTTGAGCGCCGCCTTTCCGTCCGCCGCGCTCAGTTCACCGGCCAACACGCCACGGCTGACCCGCCTGATCTGCTCCAAGAATTTCGCGTCCGTGACGCACGCCGAGAACAACGACGCCTGCCGCACCTCCGGCCTGATTTGCGACCACTGCGCCGACGTGAACCCGGACGCCACACGCCTCTTGGCCCCGATGAGCCCTTTGCTAGCGATTGATGGCGTGCGCGGCATGGGTCAGATCCCGTCTTGGCTCTCCCGGTCGAACTCCTGGACCAAATCGTCCCCGGCAGGATCGAGCGGCGGTTGGTACACCGGCAGAAGAATCCCAGGCGCGGTTTCCGTCCCTGTCCCCTCAGCATCCGTCGGGAGCGTGATGATCGGACCTTTGCACATCGCGATCTCTTTGAGGAGTGCCTTGGCAGCCTCGGCAGCTTTCTTTCGCTCGCCCCCTTGGTCCAGGACCACTCCACCCGCTCGCGCCATGATCTTGACCACGATCATCGAACACGCCGCATCGAGAAGCAAATCAGGGATGAGCCCGGCACCGGCCAACGTGTACCTTGGACACGCCATAACGTATGACCTGACGAGCGCTGTCACCTTGTCGATGATGCCTTGCACCGGGTCTTCGTCCCCCGGTGAAGTCGTCGCCCGTCGGAACGCCTCAAGCTCCTGCCCGCTCAAGTATTCCCGCAGGTCGTCCTCTGTGATCGCTGTCCAGGCCATGATAACGAGATGGCCGGGGCGATTTCGGCGCAACGCCCCACCGCACCCGGCCAACGCACTGCCGGTTGGAACCGCTTTACGAAGTCGCGTTGCTCACCACGATCCGCTTGGCAGCGGCGGAGTTCGTCACCTGAACGTCCGCCGCCCAATCAAACTTGGCTACCGTGACACGCTGGTCGTCCCGGAGATACTGCCCAGGCACCATCCACAACCCACGAGGACGAAACGTCTTCATGAAACTCGGATCACGCCGGGTCGGCGTCTGCCGAGCCGCGAAGATGAGCACGCTGGTGTCCAGCACGAATGCCGGGACGTCAGTCACGCCCTCAGCCGCCGTGTCCTTGACCATCAGGGACAACATGGTTTCCGGCTCACCAAACAAGAGGTTGGAAATCGAGGCCACCGTGACATTCGGTGCAGCCGTCGCCGGGACACCCGTTCGCCCGCCACGGTTGCCGCCCGCACCCGCCGTGATGACGCGATTGCGAACCGAATCGCAGTTCTTGATATAGAGCCACGCCGTCGCCCCGAACAGAACTCGGACACCCATCGCGCTGCCGTAGCGGGCCGCGAGAATGACGTCCTTGATGTAACCGTCGATGATCGCAATCGGATCGTCTGGGTCAGTCGTCTTGTACGGCTTCACCGTCGCGCTCGAACTGACCGTGGCAACAGCAAGGTCAACAACGCGCTGTTCGTGTTGCAGTGAACCGATTTCAGCCGCCAGATCCGCCGCCTCGTTGACCATGTCTTCCAGTTTCGATCCCTCGTCCTGGACCAACATGTCCACCGGCACGTCGATGGCGTGAGGCTGACAGTTGTACGTCGCATCCTCGGCACCCCAAGTGACCTCAGTCGCACGCCCGCCGATCGCTCGGGACGTGTTCGGGATGTGGAAAGCGTGCTTGCGGTCGTATTTCTTGTAGCGCCCGATCATGGTGTCCACCTCGACGGTGGGGGCCAGGAAATTGGCGACCGGCTGCGACATCGTCTGCGCCAGACCGTACGCGTACTGCACCGCCATCGGGCTCGGCGTGAATTGTGAGAGTTGAGTTGCCATATTGTTCGTCCCCTTGTTTCTTCGTTGTTCTCTTGTGTGATTGTCGTTGGTCCCGGAGCCGCCCCTACCTTAAGACGGCCCCGAGAATGTCGTCATGCTTTAGCCTGCGCTCGGAATCTCAGCCGCAACCCAGTTCGTCCCGTTCGTGTTGATGAACCGCGTCAAGGACCATGCCGCGCACGAAACACCGACCGTCGTGTGCGTGTTACCGTTCAGCGTGTTGGCAGGAGGAGGATAGACCTTCATCGCGTCCGTCGCTTGCCCGATGTAGACGTCATACGTATACCCGATTGACGTTCCGGCAGGCAGAATCACTCCGGAATTAGCCGCGCCGGTTGCGAGACAGAACCCGCCAGGAACAAACGGCAAAGCAGCCGCATCCGCATTCGTGGTCCCCGCACCAGTCACAGCATCAACGTTCACGTGTCCAGCCGCCTTGTACTGGTCGCCGATCATGACCGCCCACACTGCCGCGTCGATCGCGTAACAGACCGCGAATCCCTTGCCGGGAATGACGACGCCAACAGTCGCGCCGAGACCGTTCAATGTGTCGCCGGCCCCTGGATAAAGGAACAGACCCTTGTCGGCCACAGTGTTGTGCACCACCATGAGCTTGCCTGCGACCGCAGTCGGCAGGATCACGCCCTTGGCATTGTCGGATGCCGTAACGTTCGTCACCGTTTTGCTGATCGCAGTCGCATCAGCAGCGCTCGAACCAGCAGCAGCAGCCGTCCCGGTCTCGAACGCCACAGTTCCCGCCGTGGTCAATCCACCCGTCAGGCTTGCCGCCCCGGTAGTCGTCAAAGCGCCGCCGTCAAGGTTCAATGGAGTGGCATGCGTGCCGTCGGCGAAGAAACCGAGCGCAACGAGCGTGTCTTTGATGTCCGCCGTGTTCGCTGCTTGAACGACCGGCGTCGCGTTGTAGAACCCGACTTTCTGATTCGCAGCCCCGCCGATCTTAAGCCCTTTCTTGGTGCCAGTCACGAACGTGTGATCATCCGCCAAGGTCGTGGTCGCACCGTCGTACCACGCCGTTTCCGTGCTGTGGACCATACCTGGGGATGCCGGGCGGAACTTGACGTAACCACCAGACGACGCATCCTCCTCGGCGTAGCCGATGATGGTCGATCCGTTGACCGCAGACACCGCCGTCCCGTCGCTGTGGACCGTGAGCAGTTCGTTCGCAGTGATCGCCCCTCCAGCCACACACCGCAGACTGCGATGCGGACTCAACGGCAAGACCTCGATGGGCTTGCTCGCAGCCGCACCGGCCTGGAGCAGGTAAATCGGATCGTCCGTGACGCCGCTCACCAGAACCATTTCCATGTACTTCCCGCCAGACTGTGCTTCCAGCGTGACCATGTTGCCGGTCGGCGTGACGAAGTAACCCTCCTTGTCCACCATCGTCGCGGCGGACGAGTTGACCGCCGTGAACGCGCCTTCCTGCGTGTTGCTCTGAATGAAACTGCCGATTGCCATAATCGTTTCTCCTTGTTCGTTTGTTGCTGATTGTCTGCCGAATTAGTCCGCGCCGTTCGTGGGCGCCTTGTTGGACTTCTCCGCCATCTTCCACGCCTGCGAAAACGTCATGCCGTTGCTACGGTTCGCCGCGAAGAGTTTCTGCGCCTCGATCCGCACCGCCTCGGGGTCCCCATGGCCGCCCTGTTCGCCGTGCGCTGCCGGTGGCAACGGCTGAACGCGCCGGTTAAACAGCGGGGCGATGACCGGCTTCGCCTCCACCTTCTCGACCTTGGCCTGTTTCGGAGCCACTGCCCCGAGCACCTTGGCCACGGCACCTCGGTTCATCACGCACAGTTCCCGCAATGCCGCCTTGGCTTCCTTGTCCTCGCCCAGCATGGGATCGAACCGCGACGCGTGGACGTCGGCCAGCTCTTGCTCCAACTCCTGAATGCGCGTCGCCAAGGCCTCATTGCCCCGGTTCATAGCTTCCTGGTCGTCGTCCTCCACGGAGTCGTCTGCGGGCGCGGCGTTCAGCGCCTCTTCCTCGGCCTGCTTGGCCCGGTTCTTCGCCTCGGTCTTGACGTCGTCGATTGCCTTCGTAATTTCTTCGTCGGTCGCTTCCCGGTTCAACCCGAGCAGTTCGACGAGTGTGTCTTTGTACTCCATATCACGTTCCTTCTTCGATGGTTTCTGTTCCACTGCCCGGTTGCTTACCGGCTCCATTCCTTTGATGTTTGGATCATTCGTCAATGCTAACCGTACCAGTTTCGTCGGCCTCTTGCGTTCCCCCTGGACTTCAACGAACCCGGACAAGACCGGAGAAATCAGCCGATATTCGCCCCCGCGCACCGCTTTCTCGCCCGACTCGGAGAAACGCACGTGCGCCCACAAGTCATCGCCGCGTTGCTCGATCTGGTCGACCCATCCAGCCGCCCCGGACGGCTTGTCCTTCTGGTGTGAGAAGTGGTCGTAATCGAGCAGCATCCCAGGCCAATTCTCCTGCTTGGCTTGGTCCGCGAAGTCCGCCGCTATCGCCTTCATCGCCTCGCCGTCGCAGACTTGGGTCACCCCGGCTTCAGCGTTCGGCCATTCACCGGCAGACAAGACCTGGACCCAACCGTCTGCCGGTGGCTCGAACTTGCTGTTGCTGATGAGATAGCCGTTCATGGTCTTTTGGGCTTTGCGCCGCGCTCGATGCTCTCGGTCAACGCCGACTCCATCGCCTTGGCTGCGGCGGAGTTCTTGAGCATCTTCGTCAGCTCGGATGGGAGTTCTTTCTCCAATTCGCGCAATCCATCCACCAACTTATCGTCGTTGTCAAGGGATAAAATGCGACGGATCTTCTTCCGCACGCCTTTCAAGTCACTCGAAACACCTTTGGCGAACTTGCGTTGATAGAGCCGAATCGCCGTCCGCATGGACTCCAAATAGTCCTCGTTCTCCTTCGCAGTCGGGTATGTCGTGATGTACGGGCGAGGATCTGGATTGGCCACGCTTCGCTCACCGGACACTTCGGCATAGGGCCGGTGAATCCGCATCAAAAGCTCCGCGCTCTTTTGCGGACCGCCTTTGTGCAACATCGCAGCTTTGTATTGCGGAGCGGCTGGCGGCTGGCTCGATGGGGCGTCGTAGTCGGACGCCTTGTTCGCAGCACCCTCCGCCAGCCCTTCATCTCCGCCCACCACCACTTCGCCTTCCCCGCCTTCGTCCCCGCTTCCTTCCCCGCCCTGCTCGGCCAAATCCATCTCCCCAGCGCCAGGCTCTTCTGCTCCAGGCTCCCCGCCGAACATGTCCTGTTCCATCCCGCCCTGCTGGCCGAACGCGCTCGTGACCTCCATTTCCAGCATCTCGCTCGCCTGATCGTCCGACACCCTGAACCCTGCCGCCGCCACCGCGCCCAAGATGTTCGCCGCCTTCTCTTTGTCCGCCGCGTCTTTCATCTCCAGCGCAAACTCGACCATCGCTTTGTCGTGCCCACGCCGTTTCAACTCCAGACGATCAATCTGGCGCCGGAAACATTGGCAGATCTCCTCGCCCTCGCCCTCAGCGATGTCTGCGAAAACCTCCGCGTGCTGCCCGCTCGCCCCTTGTCCGATCCCAGTCGGATCGCTCAGCATCGTCAGCTTGCCACCGGTCCCGGCCAAGACCAACTCCATGTTCTGGTAATCCAGATGCGGTTGGAACGGGTGCGTCGCTGCCCCGATAGCCGAAGCGGTACTCGTGATCGACCAACCAGGAGGCAACACGCCGCGCCCGTTGGCGATGATCTTCTCCATCGTGCCGACGACCGTCGACGCATCCCCCGATCTCATGTTCGCGTCAGCACACACCGCGAAGATCGACGGCACGCCGAACGTCTCCACGAACATGTCCCAATCTTTCTTCGACAGGTTCTTGCGCAAGAAAATGATCAATGCGATTTCGTCCAACGGGTCTTCGCATTCACGGATCACGAAAGCGTCCGGCTCGATCCGTGCCCCGCTGTTGGTCTGCATCGCCTGCGGGTTAAACAACCAATCTCGGATCGGGTAGCTGAACGCCCAGTACCACTGCGGGACCGGCTCAAGGTGGAACATCATCCCGTCTTCATCGACGTGCTTCTCCAGATGCGAGAAGCCCCGGAACGTCGCCAACGCCATCCACCGAAGCGCGTCGGTCAGGTTGTCGACCGACTCATAAACATCCTCAAGGATCTGCTTCTGCTCCTCGACCGTATCCTGGACGAACGGGTCGGTCTCGTGCCGCTCCCGGTAGGAATCCTTGACCCTGATCGTCCACTGGAGTTTCTTGATCGCCGACAACCGCCGATCCTTCAACGCCCGCAGTACCGGCTCCTTGCGCTCCGTCGCCGCGTAGGTCCACATCAGATCGGCCTTGTAGCCGAACTGCCCCGCTTCGATCAGTTGGACCGCCCGCGCCGGGGTCAGTCCACGGATCGGATTGATCCACTGTCGCGGAGGTAGGAATTGGGGGTTGAACAGCGCGCCGGCGTCCACGTCGGTCTCGCTCGGCAAAGTCTCCGTAATGCGGCCCTTGGCTCGCCCCGGTTGCAACGCTGTTATCGGCATCCGACTGAACCGCTACACCAACTCATCCACGATGTCAACAACACTTTTCGTTTCGCCAAGCTTCACCCGGCGTCATTCCCGCTTCGTGGCTGCTTGCGTCGCCAGCTTCGGCGGCGGAGACAAAGCATCCCCGGTTTCGGGAAATGCTGTGCCTCTCATTGGCCGATTTCGGAGAATCGAATCGTGACTCTCGCGTCTGCCAGTCCGTCGTGTGGAGCCTATTGCCAGCGTTTGGGGGCGGTACGTCCACCATAACCCCGTGTAGCGTCTTTCGTGCGCTCGCTGTAGCATCCGGCGTTTCCGCCGACTTGTTTGAGCCGGGCTGGTTGACTTTTCGTCCTATCCCGGCACCGCTTTTCGTCCCGTGAGCGGAGCGTTACCGCCAGGGGACTACACGTCGCATCTTATCTGGCGCGAACCCCAGGGCCAACTTTCCGACTCGGTTTCGACCGCCCGGCAGGCGTTGGCTTTCCTCCAGGACCGTCGAACAGATGGGACTGCGAGACCTCGGCGATCTTGCGGAGGACTCGATTGATGGAAACGATGAAGGCAGCCTTCTCCTTTTCGGTGGCTGCCTTCTGCACTTGCTGATTGTACCGGTCCAGTTTCGCAAAGAGTCGTTCTCTGAACTGGACCGTCTTGGCTTTCAACCGCTCTTGCCGTGAAATTGGCGCTCCCTGTTGTGCAAGTGTCAAAGCAGAAGCATGAGACGGCTTTGCCATCGGCTTGGCCTCGGGAGCGTTCGGTTTTGCTTTGATCTTTCTCACAACGCCCCGAACAAAACACCATCCCGCCGAAAAGTAAAGCGGAAAGTTCCGGGCAACAAAAAAGCCCCGGTTGTGAGCCGGGGCTGGTGGGGTGAATAGGGCTGCTATCCCTGCTCGAATGATGCTCTCCAAGCGGAGGCCAAATCCTGCGGCCAGGACACAGCTTGCATATCTCGCATCCCAATCACGTCGGATGCGGACCCATTCACAATGAGCATCGCGGAATGCGTTGGGCAAAAACTCCCGTCATTCAAGCGGATACCATCGAACAGGTCGCACCATCCCCAGCAGAATGGGAATTTCACCTTAACCGGTCGAACCGCGCCGGACTTTACCGCATCCCGCTTTGTCGGCCAGAGCTGCGGTTTGGGCTCCGGTGTTCGTCCTACCCATGTCTTCATCTTCGTTTCCTTTGGTTGTGCCCCTTGCGGGGCGATGGACTACCGCACCACCTTTCCATCCCGTTCGTACGGCTCGTACGTGTGAAATCCAGCAGCCTCCAAGGCCTCCCGACCTTCACCCGAAATCCGGTAAGCCATCGACGTGCCGCCGTCCTCATCTTCCACTTCCACAAGCCTCCAATACGGGGCTCGGATTTTGCTCCATTCGGCTTTCGCCGCCGCCAGTTCTGCGGCGCAGCCAGCCTTTTGCGCGTCTCGCGCTGCCGTTGCGGCTGCGATACAACGCGCCGCTTCCGCAACCACGGCTGCGGCCTCGGACGGGGAGAGCCCAGTCCACATCGGCGATTCCAAGAATCGCCGAGTCTCCGCATGGGAACATCCCATGCTCTGAAGCCTCTGAATCGCCACGGCCAGCCCTTTCTGGGCCGGGTTATTTGCAAATTCTATCGCTCTCATGCCCCCAATATACGCTTTCCCGACCACATTGCAAGAAATTTCTTTCGTTCTAAACCGTTCATATCGCGCTCTTTGCGGTTTCACCGCGATTTTCTTTGCGATTTCTCCCGCGTTCCTAACGATTTTCTCCCCCGTTTTCCGCGCCCGTCACACGTCCGCCGTGCGGTCCGCCCGTCGATTCCACGCGCTCGCGAATCGCGACGGCCCGGCTTCCCCCTGCCCGGCGAATGCGTTCCACCAGCTTTGCGAGCAGCCCTCATAACCGATGCTCACCGCGTCGATCTCGTCGTCGTGATAGCTCCCAGACCCGTCGAACTGCTCCACCGCTTGTAGGAATCCGGCCACCCACGGCCCAGCCACCAGGCGCACCTTGCCGTGCTCCGCCAGCGCGAACCACTCGTTGCACCGGCTCACCTTGTCCTTGGACACGTCCACAGTGCGAACCGTGATGTTCGGCGGCATGACCTCGCACAGGTTGTCCGCCGCAGCCTTGAACGCAGCTTGCGCCTCGAAAAAGAGCGGGATGTTCTCCGAGACGGCGATGGACTTAATCCGGTCCCGGCTCTTGGGCCAGCCAAGCTGCCACTTCGTCACGTCGGCCACCCAGAAGTTTCCTTGCTTGTCCAATGCGCACTTCGCCCCCGCCGTGAAGTCCGGGTCGCCGCTCTTGCTCGTCGCCTTGTCCACCGCCGCCGGGTCCCACCCGCGCACCCAACGGAGATCGGTCGGCACGTCATGCGGTTGGACGATCCGCAACGTGTTCGCGTCGAGGAGATGTCCGCCCCTCGGCACTGGCTCACCGTCGTAAAGCGCCGATGCCCAGTATCGTGTCAAGTTGTTCCGCTGCTCGGTGACGAACTTCGCCGACTTGATTTCCGGGAACAACGCCTCGCCCGACTTGCGCCCGAGCAGATCACCCGGCCCGGCGATGGCTTTGAAGTTGATGTGGCGCCACACACCGGGCTGGTTCGCCAAAAGGCGTCCGACGAGATCGTCCAAGTGCCATCTTGTATTGTGAACAACCAATCCATTGGCGATGAAGTTTTCAGTTCCCTCCACTTGGACATCAAACACTTCTTCGATTCCATCCGGAACGATACTTTCAATCTTCTCGCTGGTGAAGTCGCAAGTACCTGGCCACGGCAAGGGCTGTTGCTTCAGTTTTTGCGTATGCGACTGCAAGGTTGCAATCGTTGCACAACAACGCACGAACTCTGTTTGTTTCGTGGCAATGATCGACGCACAACTTTCCTCCCCAATGTGCTCGGACGTTTTTCCCTGGAAGTTGGTTACAGATTGCGCATCTGCCTCCCTGAGCTTCGACCATCGCATCGTATTCCGCACCCGTGATCCCGTATCTAAACTTGAGACGAATACTTCTCCTTGAGATTGAGTTGTGAGACGGTGGCCGATGTCCGTCTGCCCACTTCTTCTTTCCGTAATGCGACGTGCAGTATCCCCTACATTTTGCAGGCTCTGAACATCCTGGAAAGACGCACAGTTTTCCAACCCATTTTCCCCGCTGCCCCTTACGGTGACAATTTTGTGGTCCGTAGTCAAGTTTTTCAGTCGTATCCATTTCAGTTCTCCGTGTTCTTCAACGAGAAACGGATGCCTCTCGTTTGCACGGACAACTTTGCCGCTAGTCATCCTGATTTTCAAGACTGAATCTTTACCATTGCTTCGGTGGTTTTTGACGGTGGACGATCTCAGTTTCCCTCCGTCATAAGTGGCCACACGGTCTCCCGGCTTGATTTCTCGGAGTTGTCGTTCTGTGCCGTCAGCCATCAGAATCGGAGTGTCTCCTGTCATGCACATGATGATGACTACGATCCCTTTCTCGCTCAATCGAGTCATCGCCGTCGACAGGAACCAGTCCCATACGTTTTCCCGCATGGTCGGGCTGTTGGCTTCCTCCGCGTTCGCCACCGGGTCGTCGATGACCATCAGATCCGCAGTCTCGCCCGTGAGCGACCCGCCCGTGCCGACACTGATGCACCCGCCGCCATCCGTGGTCTGCCAGGATGCCGCCGCCGCGCTCCCGCCTTCCCAGAGCTTGCACGCCGGGAAAACAGCTTGGAATCCAGGATCACGAAGCCGCTCACGTGCCGACCGACCGTGCCGGATCGAGCGTGTCTGCGAATACGACGCCAGCACGACGCGATGATCGGGATGCCTGCCCAGATGCCATGAAACAAACTCCTCCGCGACCAACGTCGATTTTCCGTGCTGGGGCGGGCAGGTCAGGATTAGTCGGTTGCACCGGCCTTGCTCCAACTCGTCCAAACGCCGGCAGACATAGGAGTGGAACCCAGTGCGCGAGAAGATGAACTTGTGGTTGACCCTCGCGACGTAGCGGGAAAGCGTGGCGCTGGTGTCGACGGTGTCAACCGTCTTGGGAGTCGTCGCCGTTGTGGCCATTCCCATTGCCTCCCCCCTCTATCGGCGGCACGATGACCAGCCCGCGCTCCTCCAGCATCCGCATACGCTCTTCGCCCTCGACGGCCTCCGCCACCCGCCGCTGGACCGCCGCCATGTCGATGTGAACTTGCGCCGTCTGGATCGGCAACCCGCCTGGACCGCTGTACTCGGATCGTTTCGGCGCGTCATAACCCATGATTGACGCGAGCCGCTCCTCTGCCCGAATGCGAACAGTTGGCGTACCAGTTTTGATCACGCCGAGAATGACGCTGAGCCCGATTTCCATTGCTTCACTTTTCGTCAGAGATGCTTGCTTGTGAAGCTGTTCTCGCGCTCGAACCATATACCTGTCCGCAGTTCGCCAATGCAAATCGCCGTATTTCTCTTTGACGGCTTTATGGATTTCGCTACGGGTACACAATCTGGCCAGCATGGTAGCGACGAAATCAACGCGCTCGGCATGTTCCGCCGCCGTTGGTTTACGACGTGGCTTGATTGATTTCGGTTCTGCGTTCACAGGGTGGAATGAATCACGGAATTGCGGTTGTTTCAAGCATATAGCTTGGCGAACACTTCGTCATGGAGCGTCTTTGCAATCTGAAACATCATGAGCGGCGGGACAGAATTTCCGAGGCACGCCCACTGCTGCGCATACGAACCGAGCAAAACGAAATCATCCGGGAACGCGCAGATGCGCTTCAGTTCAGCGATGGTGAACTTTCGCTTTTGAACCCCATCAGTAATGACTGTCCCCCCTGTCCCCCCTGTCACGCCTTGACCAGTTTGAACGCTTGGCAACGGATCGTTAATACTGGACTTTGTCCCGCCACGAAAACCGCGATTCGGCCATTCTATGTTTACACGACATTGAGTTGCCGTAATTGCCGGCATTGGCTGTTCTGCAACACTCTTTTTACTGAATCCTCCGCTTTCATGAATTACTTTGCCTATTTCCGGCAGCGCGTCCCGCACGCTATACCGATACGGAAACGGTTTCGGGAATGATGGGGACAGGCCGAAATCATTTCGCACACCGATGAAGATGACCCTCGATCTGGTCTGCGGAACTCCAAGCCATTGCGCATCGAGAACTCGACATTCAACCCGGTATCCGCTCGCTTTGAGCGCTTTCAGAATCTCCAGGAACATTCCTATTGCCGTACCTTTGACCAAGCCGCTGACATTCTCCGCCACGAATACTTTCGGTTTCAGCCCTCGCAGAATCCGCACATACTCGTCAAATAACTGCTCGTTGCATTGCTTTGCACCGTGTTCGTATGTCTTGGCTTTTCCCCATCCCTTTTCACGCTTACCAGCAGTAGAGAAAGCTTGGCATGGCGGCGATCCGTCAAGCAAATCCAACTCGCCTATTTTCAAACCCGTTTGCTTGAGGATTTCCTTTGGTTGAACGTTCCGAATATCGCGACAATCGAGGAAGCAATCCTCAGTTTTGTTGGCGTTGTAGCTCGCTTGCGCCGACGGAACGAATTCGTTTGCCCACACGACTTTGAACCCGGCCATGCGATACCCCAAACACGAACCACCGCACCCGCTGAACGTGGATACTACACGCAGACCGGTATCAGGCACGGCAGCAATCTCTGCCATGCTCGGCACGCGATAAGGTGGCTTGTCAGTCTTCACGCTCACTTGATCTGATTCCGTTTCGACGTAGTATTGCGACGTCCACCCCCCCCCGATTCCGATTGCTTGAATGCTTGGTGATGGTCGATCAAGCCGTACTATCGTCACCTTCCTCCCCGACGTGTCTACTTTGCCCACCGCGCCATCGGTATCCGCATTTCGGACATTCATGCTCAGTCTTGATGTCATCGCCTACGGTCGGGAATGTCTGTGGCGGTTCGACTTGTGCAAGCAATCCCTTAAGTTCCTGCTCCCCAAACATCCCTTTCAGCGCCTCAGCATCCTCCGCCACGATCTCCCGAACCACGTCAATTTCCCATTCCGCCAATTCCGCCGTTCGATTGTCGAACAGCGCCAACCTGCGTTTCTGTTTCTCAGTCAGTCCACGGCGTCGCACCGCCACAATCTCTTCACCGTCCGCCTCCACCACTTTGACCCGCTCGATTCCTGCTTGTGCCGCCGCTTCGACCGTTCCGTTGCCAGCCAAGATCCGCCCATCTTCGTCGATCACGATTGACCTGGCAGCGCCGACTTCGTTCAGCGCGTCCTCGATCATGCCGATATTTCGAGCGTTATGCTTCCTGGCGTTGCGCTGGTCCGGCTTCAGGTCCTTTATGTGCGTAATGTCTGCCTGTTCCGAATCGGATTTCCGTTTTGGCTTCATTCGTCGTCGAGTTGATTGACTTGCCCCATCTCGATCCGGCACGCCGCGAGGAGGATGGCAGAGATGCCGACTTTCGGCTCCACCCGTTTCGCCGGGTTCGGCGCGAGCCATTGCTGGACCTGCGGCGGGCTCACATTGACGCCGTAATCCCGCGTCATGGTCCGAGCCACCCGCGTTTGGTATCCGCGATTCAGCTTGCCGTGCTCGCAATACGGCTCGATCTCCCGATTCCACGCATCCGTCCCGGCGCTGTTCTTAACCCGCCGCCGTTTCCGCGTCCTGTCTCTCGTCTTCATTCGTTTCGCCTTTCTCCCTCTTGACCTACACCTGGACATGTCGCAGCGCAACAAGTTTCTTTCAACCGTCTTTCGGCAGTCCCGCCGCACTCCATTGCGCCGCGAGTTGCAATCTCCTGTTGATGTCTCGCAGTTGCCCATGTCCAGGATTCCCGTCCACGATTGGACGCAACTCTGCGATGATGGAAACCAACCGCTCATAAAGCTGCCGCGTATATTTCTGTTTCATCTTCATTCGTTGTCCCTGATCTTCGCGTTCACTTCGTCTGTCAGTTGGCGACGGTACTTGATGAGGAGCCGCCGCCCAAGCGCCACCTGCTTTGGGCTCAGGCGCGACAGCCGAGCCAACGAGTGCCCGATCCTCGCGTCGCATCCGTTGAAGCCCATGTCGTCCCGCATCGCCGCCCCGTCGCACACCCCGGCCAACATCTGCAACCCGCGCAAGACCGCGTCATGCAACTCCGGGTCCTCTGCCTTGGCGTCTTCACGTCGGATCTTGTCTGCGTCGAACTCAATGTCCAGAGCCGTTACCGGCTCGCCGTTCGCCAGCTTGGCCATGTCCTTGTCCAACATCCGGTCAGCGATGTCCTGCTTCGCCACGACGATCTTGGCCATTCTCGAATCCAGGCTCCCCTCCAGGACCAAGTGCTGGACCAGCAACGGCTCTCCCTCGATACCGCGCCCGATACCGTGGCAGTTGTGAACAGTCGCGAACCCAACCGTAAAAGAATGGTGATCACCTTCAACGGTTAAATCGTAAAGTTTGACCCATTTGTGATCCTTGACACGCTCGGTCTTGACTGAACGAATCGGCCTGTAAATGAACTCGTTATCCTGCTCCCTAAGTCTCTTGTTACCACACCGACCGTCCGTATATGCACCAGCCCACTGTTGGTCCCCTTCGACTTTCATCCTTGGAATAAAACCAGCCTTAACCGCAAGCATAGCCATCTGCCAAGAAAGTTGTTGGCTCTTTGAAGACCACCGCACCTCTACAGATTTACCGTCACTATGACTCCTTCGGCAACCATCTCCGTCAGTGTAGCCGCGCAGAATAATAGCCGACTGCTCAGATGAAACCTCCGTCAGAACATCGGGCAGTTTTTTGTGTGCAGCAGTGTGTCCGAACCAATCCCGAAACCACAAAGCGAGTTCCCCGGAATAAGCGCGTAACTCGATGCCTTTTGTTTTACGATTTCGACACAGACCACACTTGATTCCGAGCGCATTTATCGTTTTCTCGATTCTCCTGAGCGTTGGCTCTTCTTCTTCATGTCCAGAGAAAGACACAAACCGAGACTTTCCTGGACTGATGCTTGCGAATCCCTCGGCAGCGTACCAGCCGAAAAGGTAGAGCCATTCATCGTTGATCTCAATATGATCCGGAAGTCTGACATACCTTGGATTTATCTGCACCGGCTTCGGTGGCCGTGATTTACCATGAATCTCTTTCCTGTAGCAAACTCGGCACATGGATCTGGCCTCTATTTGTGACGCTCCGCACTTAATGCACTTTTGGGATTTCTGTCCCGTCTCATAGAGTCTCCACTCCTTTTTGATTTCAACATACTGGAGCGGTGTGCAATCTGCCATTTTGGGAAAAACCATAGAATCATTCGGCAGAAGCTCATGGGCCAAAACCCAACGGTTCTTACCGTCACGCCTCACAAAAATCGCGTGATCGTAGGTGCATCTTAACGGCTCATGCCACCCGACATATTCGATCTCAGTCACCATCGGATGGTGTTCGCTGTGTTGATGTACCCGAAGTACTTTGGCGAACTTGCCAGCTTCGGTGAGCACTTCGTCGCCTTCTCGGATGTTCTCTATCGCCGTTAAACTCATGCCCGACATTATAGCAGGCCGACGATAGCAAACAAGAGATTTCTCCAACAAACACCGATCCTCGGCTTGACTGATGATGCCGGGTACCCACTCGAGTTCGACGAACACCCCGACCGACGCCTTGACGCTCAGACCAACTCCAACCGCATGGATGCCCAGAATCAGCGCACGCTTGCCAGGATCAGTATTGAACCTATCCACGATACCCTGGCGCTCGCCCACCGGCGTCTGGCCAGTGACGACGCACACAGGATTGCTTGCCGATCCCTCCGCCTGCAACCTCTCCGTCAACTCCCGCTCGATCCGAGCGATGACGTCCAAGTGATGGGCGAACACGACCAGCTTCGGCGTGCTTTCGAGAACGTCCATGACGTGGTCCACCGCCTGCTCGACCTTGGCCAGAGCGACTTCGTGCCGCACCTTTGAGATGCGCTCGAAAGCGACTTTCTGTGCGCTGCGGAGCCGGGCGACGGCGTTCTTGTATGCCTCTTCGTCATCCGCAGCTTCGGCCAATGCCTTGTCCGCGCTCGCCGCCTCGATCTCTTCGCTGTTCCCGTCGTACAGGTCGACCTCCTCGGCGCATAGGCTGGCGGCGTCCCCGGCATCCAACTCGATGATCTGGCGACGCTTGGCGGGCAACTCCGTCAGCACGTCCCGCTTGAGCCGACGCACCATTACCGTCTCCCGGAGACGGCGCTGGAATTCCTCTTCGTGCGCGTGCCCGGTAAAGTCCCATCCCCATCGCCCTTTGTACCCTTTGCAATATCGGATCTTGTCCTTGAACCCCCATTGCCCAGGAGCGATGTAATCCAGGATCGGGAACAACTCGACCGGCTTGTTGAGAATCGGCGTGCCGGTCGCGCACACCTTGCGCACAGCCCGGATGCCGGGATACTTTTCCCGGTCAGCCTTGCGCTGCGCACCGACGAGCAGCTTGGTCCGTTGCGCCTGCGGGTTTTTCGCGTATTGGCACTCATCCGCTACAAGCAGATCCCACGTCTCTGACATGAGTTGCCGGGTGAATTTGCCCAGGATGTCGTAATTGACCACGATGATGTCTGCTACCGACCCGGCCCACGGTTGGCCGGAGTTTTGGATCGCAACCCGCGCCGGGCGGACGAGCCACTTGTTCAGTTCGTTCCGCCAGTTGACCTTGAGCGACGCCGGGCACACGACTAGCACCCGTTTAATTGACGGGTCCGCATTGATGATGCCGATAGCTTGGATGGTTTTCCCCAATCCCATTTCATCAGCCAACAGCACACCCGACTTGCCCGTCGCAAACGCGATCCCGGCTCGCTGGAACGGCATGTAAGCAAGACCGGACGGCACTGGGATGTCCACCGCAGCATCCGTCGCCCTGCTCGCCGCCACCGCCGCGTCGCGCTCCTTGGCGACCTCGCCGTTAATCGGCTGCCACCAGATCGCTTCCCAGTCCCCCTGCGTGTTGTTCCGGTCCACCGGTCCCATGCTCAGGCCGACGGCTTTCATCGCCTCCTTGTTGGCTCGCCACGCCGCTCGATATTCGGCTGTGAGCGGTCCTTTGCGAAGGATGCGCGGCCCGTTCTGCGTGCGCACTTCCCGGCCCGTTGTCCACGTCGTCAGTTTCTCGATCTCGATATTCATTTGATTTTGAGTTTATCGGCGGCGGCGATATTCAGTACGCCCAACGGTCTAGAACCGTGCGGGATTCAAACCCGCTTCTCCGCCTAGATTGTTTCATCGGTCCTCGAAATAGTCGTCCTCGCTGTCAGCGACGGACTCCCAACATGCCTGGATAACGCGGTCCATCTCGGCATTGTCCAACTCGACCGGCTCACCCGTCACCGCATTTCTGACGGACTCGACCTCGACCGCTGCCGGTTCGTCCGGCTCCAGCGCCGGGCCAGCACCGCGCCGCCCGCACAACGAATCCCGCATCCCGCGCCGGAAAGGAGTCGCGCCGAACTCAACGCGCAACTCGACCTCGCCGGAATCCGTCTCGATCACGTGAATGATGTTCATTTGATTTCCTTTCCTTCACTCCGCCTTGAACGCGCCGACTTCCTCGAAGAGGAAATGCTCGAATGACGGCTTGCCACCTTCGACCGACCGGGCCACGTTCCACGATGCGTAGAACGGCACCGTTCGTTTTGACCCCAAGATGCCCCTGTGCATCGCGCCCAGGATCGGCGTCGGCGCGACGCCGAATATCGCCTCCGCCCCGTTGCGGACGACCAACTCGCGGAGCGCGACCATCATCGCGTCCCGATCCGCAAACGTGTTGATGACCATCTTGCCATAATCCATCCCGGTCTCCACGTCCACCAAGTGATGCCCGCATACGCGAACATCCGCGATCTGCGCCGTCGTCGGCGCGTGGCGGCTGAACCAGACCGCCGGTGTTGTCTCCGTATTTGATTTCGTTGTCATGCTATGAATTTACCCCTCCCCGTTACCGATTGCAAGATTTATTTTTATTTATTTTCGGGCATGGAAAAGGCGGAAAAGGCGGGCGGAGTGGCATTTCCCCGCCCGCCATGCGCGTCACTTCATACCATCCTCCGTTTTTCCAGTCCGCCGCGCCCGTGTCGTTTCGCTGCGCGGCGTGGTTTCGTTCCGAGCGATGGCGGAAATTGCAACACCTCCACTTTCAACCGTCGTTTGCCGAATTTCAACGCCTCGGCGTGGCTTGAAAAGAACACGTCGAATCGTTTGTCATACTTTCGCGCCAGTCGGTCCTGCACCACCCGCACGCCGACGCCCTCGATGTGCACCCGAGTCCCAAACGGGACCGACCTCGGTCCGGCGCACGTTACGCCGGCCACTGGCATCTTGCCGCTTGCTGTGGGTCCGCCGCTCCAGCGCCCGCAGCATTTCTTGCAGGCGCAATAAGCGGTGACCGTGTAAGATTCGGTCGCACAACCACTCTGAACTGGTCGTGTCGTTGGTTGTGATTGCGCGACCAGGCCCCAACACGCAAAAACGAGAGAGGCCAGAAGTTTCATGGTGCTGTTAGCAGGCATGTGAGGATGACTGTGATGAGTATAATCAATGCGACTCGCTCGACTGGGTCGATCATTGTTCCTCCGTTTTCTGCGGCACAATCCACTCGCCGCGCAGATTGCGCATTGCCACCCCGTTACGCTCAAGCTCAATAGGGTCGTTGGTTTTGAGGTTCGCGTCGTACCCGTCGCAGGTGACTGTCAACTGCCATTGGGTACAATCTGCTGGTGTGTCAGTCCGCACGAGCGCGACAAACTGGCGTATTTGTTGTGATGTCATTGCACCTCCGTTTTGTTAGTGGAATCTACCGTCCTCATTCGGATCGCTGAACTCACCACCGGCCCGCCAACTGTCGTAGGCACGTTGTGATGATTCGGAATCAGCGTCCCATTTTCTGACAGCTTCTGTCTCGCCCCTATCACGCGCATCGCAACGGTCGGTGTAACTCCAAGCCCTATAAGGATCGCGTGGTGTGTCATCACTCATTGCACCTCCGAGTAGATGCTAATGGGGTAGTCGAAGCTGTCGGGCAATTCGTCCTGCACCAAACTCTTGTGCGCGTCTAAGATGATGCCCGTACCCAAAATGATCGCGCCAGCGATCAGAATGGTGATGATGTCCGCAAACCCGCCTTGCTTTTTGTTCATTGTATTTCCTTCCTGTTCATCCAACGGCGTGATTGCCGCTGGAAATTCGTTGCCCCGTATCGTGGGGCAGACGCCGCCTATTTACGCGGTCATTCCGGCTGCTGGCCTATTGATCCCGACCAGTGGGGAAGTGATGAGCGCGGCAGGATTTGAACCTGCAAGATAAGTGATGCGAGTTGCATTGCGGTGGGCACTTTCGGCTTTCGCTTCGCCAACGCTGGCATTAGGCGACTCCGCTCTCTGCATAAACGGCATACTCCTTATGCGTCGCGATTTGTGCAGATTGTTCACTTGAGGTGTTTGCCTTCGACGCCGCGAGCCTTCCGGTCAGCGGTGCGCTTTTCCAGCCAGAGCAGCCCAGTTTCGAGGTATGTTGTCACGATGGCGTTTTCGCGGCACGGGAATTTCGCCTGAAGCGAGTGCATTCGATCAATCAGCACGCGGAGCACTTCTTCATTTGTGGTGCCATCGTTGACAGTCATCAATGCGCCGGGTTGTGCGTCCGGGCCAGCAGCGACTATTCCATCGCCTGCCGGTTTCTTTTCGATGAATTGGATGATCTGGCCGGGTTGGTCTTTGGCCTCGAAGTTTTCGAGTTCGTATTTGTGTCCAGGAGTCAGTGTTTTCATTGTTCGTTGTGCTCTAACCAGGCGCTTCAGAGAATGGCGCGATTATGTTTCCGGTGAAGATGGTCGCCTCTCTGTCGCGCCATCTCTGAGCTTTGCGTTCTACCGCACAGGCTTTCCAGTTTCCCAGTCCAGTTCCCTTCCCTGTGCGTCATAGTAGTATTCGGGGTATGCTTTCATTCCTTGCTTCTCGTGCCACGGACAGTCGCTTCGGATTTCGACGGTTGCTTTCGGCACATAGCTTTCCAGATATTTGCGCTCCAGTAGGCTCGTGCGCGGGCATCCAGGATGGAGGCATGTGCATTTGACGAAGTTCTTTCGCCATGCGGGTGCGGTAGAACCACCGGGTCGAGCGAACCCGGCGGAGCGTTTGGCAGTTCGAGTCTTGGTTGACATATCAAAGCGTGTTGGTTGTCGCGCCCGGTCGCTCACCCGGAGTGTTCGGCTGACTATTCCACAGCGGCACTTCCACCCATTTGGATTGCCCGAACACGTAGCATTCGAGCGCGAACGTGCTGTCGAGACGCTTCACCCAGCGCATCGGAGGCATTCCGAAGTCCCCCTTTCCGTCTGGATGATATACCGACGCGGAGATTGGCCATCCAGCTTGGAGTGACTCACCGATGATGACACGATCCGCCGAACAAGACGGTGGAGACGAATGGCTGCCCCGCGTCTCCGTTTCGGGGCGTTGTTGGTTACTCATATCGTTTTGGTGTCGTCGTGAGCGCGCTTTCGGCAGCCATCGCTCACCTCGTCCGCGCCGGACTTGTCGGGTGGAAAAAGTCATTTAGGATGTTTCACTCTGCGCCTTTGACGCATCCCTTTGGTTATAACCCATTAGTTTATTCCAGTTTGCTTCTAACAAAGCAAAGTATCTGGCGGCTGTTCTGTGTTCAGAGGCCAAACGCTCAAAGCGTTTGGTCCCATCATCAACAAGCTGTTCGTATGCGGACGCAGCTTGTTCGTGCATGTCGTGAGCAACCCACGGGTGTTCCAACCAGAGTTCTACAAGCCTACCGGCAGCTCTGGCACGTTCTCCTTTTTGATGCGCTTCTTGTTCGATCATAAATAAGTGCCTTGGAAATTGGTGTTGCCCGCTGCGAGAGTTTCTAGTTTTTCGATCGAATCTAGTCAACCTGTGCTCTCTCGCACTTCGCCGCTATTGCTACGCACGTAGCCTTCATACGAGAGACAACGTGTTCACTGCATCTGCTATCGGCCAGCACAGGCACGGGCAACAAAGTGTTCATTTCCACTCGTCCGAGTCCTCGCTGTCCAGCATGATCGTCGCCAGCACGATCAGAAACCATCCAGCGAGCAACAGAGCCGACACAATCATGATTATAGTCAGTGCGTTCACTTGGACGCTTTCTCCTTCTTGTGACGCTTGGATTTACGACGGAGGAGATGCGCGTATTCCGTCGTGTCCAGCACTTCTGACAAGTCAGGCATTTTGTCTCGATTCGTTTTCATTCGTTTTGACCCTCTGCGTTCGCACGGGCTTGGGACCGTCCGGCACCATGCCGGGCCGCATTGGAGGACCGACCGCGAGGCCGGTCCTTTGTGATCAATCGGCATACGGAACGCCGTCGAATGTCGGGAACAAGATCCTCGCAACAGGTTCTGGCATCTTGCTCCCGTGCGCCAGAACGGAGTCGGTCTCCGTTTTGTGACATTCGCCGGGAACTGCGTCAATGTAAGCGCACCATTTCCCCTCGATCCGCGTCTGGGCGACCACCAACACTCGCTTGGCTAGTGGCGTGCACATGACGAACGGTTCCCAGTGCTCGGCCTGAAATGGCAATGTTGGGAACTCGAAGTTGCCGATCTTTTTCATCAGTTCCACTTTCCTTCAAGGGCCTCGTCCGCCAACGCCCACAGCCCCCGGTTGACGCGGAGCCGGGAGTCGATCCCACGCAACGCTTGCACCCGAAACGTCCGGTCAGGACCGCCACCAACCCGAGCCCGCCGACCGGTCATGCCGCCGTGGACGATGTTCTCTTGAACCCGGTTCAGCACGCGCCACACGCTTTGCCCGGCATCATCCAATCTGCGGACACCAAGCAATTGGTCCGGCTTGACTGGAAGATTGCCTTCCCACCGCAACGCGACGGCTCGCCTCGCGAACTCCGCCGCTTCGCCATCGCCCAACTCCCGCGCCTGGAACCGCTCGATCCTGTCGGCCAGTTCCGGCATCATCTCGCCCACCTTGAGCGACCCGTCCACGACGTCACCCGCCGACAAGCCCATGTGC